GTCGGCGATCGCGGCCATGGGTGGCTGGGCGGCCGTCGGCGCCGCGTTGCTGGCGAAGCTTGGAGCAGCTTTTGCGCTGCTACTGTCAAAACCGGCATTGATCGCGGCAGCAATCGCGCTGGCAGCCTACCTCATCTACCGGAACTGGGGACGGATCGGCCCCTTCCTCGCGAGCCTGTGGCAGGGCATCGCTGCCACGGCCGAGGCTGCATGGAACGGGATCGCGACCTTCCTGTCCGGTCTGTGGGAGAGCATCCGGTCTAGCGCCGAGGCTGCATGGAACGGGATAGCCGCCTTCTTCGGACGGATCGGCAGCGGCATCGCGACGGCGGTCGGCAGTTCGCTCGATGGCGTCAAATCCGTCATTGCCGGGATCTGGAAGGATATCGAAACGCTGTTCAAGGCCTTCACGCCGCTTGTCTGGCTGCAGGCCGCCGTCGAGCCCATCGTGGAGTGGGTGACGGCGTGGGGCGAGACGCTCTACACCGCATTTGACAGGACCTTCGGCCGGATCGGCCGTTTCGTCGGAGGCATCTTCGACGGCATCGCAGAGGGTTTCCGCAAAATCGGTGGCCTCGTCGAGGGCGCATTGTCCTGGGGTTCTGGCCCGTCGACGACACAGGTGAAAGCGACGGCCGAACAGGCGGCTGCCGCCAAGGCGGCAATCGACGCCCTCGCACCAGCAGCTCGAGCGGCAGTCGCTGCCGCTCGGGCCGAATTCGCCGGTGTTTCGTTTCATTCGCATGGCGTGGCACTGATGAAGACGCTGGCGGCCGGCATTCGCGCGGGCGCGGCCGATGCGGTCGATGCCGTGCGCGGCACGGTGCAGCGGATGCGGGACCTGCTGCCACATTCTCCGGCGAAAACCGGTCCCCTCTCCGATCTGGACCGGGTCCGCTTCGGCGAGACGCTCGCCGGCTCGATCATGCGCGGGACGCCGTCAGCGCTGGCCGCCGCAACGGCGCTTGCGGCCGGGCTTGCCGCGACAGTGCCTGGCGGTGCGGAAGCGTCGACGGCTGGCGGCGGACTAGCGCGCGGCGGGAGTGTCACCAGCATCGCGCCCGTCTTCAACATCACGCTGCAGGGCGGCGGCGACGATCTGGTCGAACGGCTCAGGGAAGCAGCGCACGAGGTGGCCGAAATCGTGCAGCGCGAGCTTTCCCGGCGCGGCCGCGCAGAATACTGAGGAGGGGCTTCTTCCATGTTTTCCGCACTGCTGGGCGACATCGTGCTGGGTGACCAGGTCTGGACCGGTCCCGTGTCGTCGCGTGACACGCGCAAGGCGGCCTTCGCCGAATACAAGGTGGCATGCGGCAAGCCACCGCGATCGGATCACGGCGATGATCTCGGCCAAAAGAGCCTCGCCTTCTTCTTCGACGAGACTTTCTGCGAGCCCGATGTCGAGCTGGCGAAACTGACGCTCGCCTTCGACACGCGGCAAGGCATGGCGCTGGTCACCGGCGACGGCACCTATGACGGCCGTCGCTGGGTCGTCGAGGCGATGGAAACCGAGATCCTCAAGACGACGCCTGCAGGCCGTGCTGTGCGCATCCGCGTCCAGATCACGCTGAAGGAGGATGCCTCCGACCTGATGCAGGCGCTAGGCTCAGCCGCGCGAAGCGCCGCAGCGGGTCTTTCCGGCGGCATTGCCACGAGGCGAGCATGAGCAGCTATCTGGACCATGTCACGACAGAGGGCGAGCGCTGGGACCAGCTGGCGTGGCGCTACTATGGCGACGCCATGCGCATATCGCCGCTGATCCGCGCGAACATCGGCCTCTTCGGCGACGGCTTCGGGTCGATCCCCGCCGTGCTGCCGGCCGGGCTGGCCCTCAAGGTTCGGTTGCTCGATCCGCCGCCCGTGCCGGACGCGCTGCTGCCGCCGTGGCGGAGGGTTGCGGCATGAGCGTCAATCTCTGGCCGCTCTTCTTCCAGCTCCATGATCGCGGCTGGTTCATTGCTTGGCGCGGTGTCATCAAGCGACAGGGGCGCTTTCCGCGCCACTGGAGCCGGTGGGGAAAACCATGACGCCTGGAGGCCGCTTCCGGCTGTCGATCGCGGGACGTGATGTCACGGACATCATCCGGCCGGTGCTGATCTCGGCGACCTTCACCGACAAGGTGCACGGCGAGGCCGACGAGCTGGACGTGACGGTGCAGGACAAGGATGGCTTGTGGCGGGGCGCGTGGTGCCCGGATACTGGCGAGAAGGCTTCACTGGTCATCCTCGACAGGATCGGTCGAGCGATCCCCTGCGGCCGGTTCGAAGTAGACAATCCCGAAGCTGATATGGGTCGGAGTGGCGACACCTTCCAGATCAGGGGCCTGGCCGCGCCGGTGACGAAACCCGTGCGGACGGAAAAGACACGGGGTTTCGAGAACCGCTCGCTCGGCGCGATCGCGCGCACCATCGCGGCCGAGCACGGTTTGCGCCTGATTGGCACGCCACCCGATGTCACGTTCGACCGCGTGACCCAGCGCAAGGAGACGGACCTTGCCTTTCTGTCGCGCCTCGCGGCCATGTACGGCGCGTATTTCTCGTTCCGGCTCGATGCGATGGTTTTCGCCGAGCGGGGCGAGGTACAGGGGCGCGAGCCGGTGCGAACGTTCCGCGCCGGCACGACCGACTACATCAGGGCGCGCCTGAGCCGCGAAGCCACCAAGACCTACAGCAAGGCGAAGGCCACCTATTTCGAGGGCAACACCAAGCGCGTGATCGATGTCGAGGTCGAGGATGGCGCGGTGAAGACCGGCGATACGCTCAAGCTGTCCGAGCGACTGGAAAACGAGGGGCAGGCACGTACCCGTGCCAAGGCCGCGCTCGACGAGGCCAACCGCAAGAAGCAGAGAGCCGAAATCGAGACCGAGGGCGACCCTCTGCTGCAAGCGGGAAATGTGGTGGCGCTCGATGCCGGGTTCGGAAAATGGGCGGGCCGCTACCTCATCAAGCAATCCCGCCATCACGAGACGCGCGCGGGCTACACGACGGCGATCACGATGGAAGCCGTCGGGAACAAGGAGGGTGGCGGCGGGGGCGGAACGGTCAAGCGGTCCAGCGCGAAGCCGCAGCCGGTGGCGCAGGCACGTTACGCTCCGGGAGGCGTGTGATGGCAGGTGCGGAATTCAAGCGCGGGATCGTCAGGGAGAATGATGGCGCAAAGGCCCGCTCACGGGTCGAGATCGTCGACGAGGACGGTGCACAATCCTACTGGCTGGCCTGGAACACGAGCGCGGGTGCCAGCAATGTCTATGAGGCTCCCGATATCGGTTCCCAGGTCAACGTGCTGATGGATGGCCAGGGCGAGGATGGTGTCATCCTCGGATCGCGCTATTCCGACGTCGACCAGCCGCCGACGACGGACCCGCGTCAGACGAAGATCGCGCTGGAGGGCGGTCTGACGCTGACATGGGACCGCGCGTCCAGGACGCTGGCGATCGCCATGCCGCAGGGTCTCAACCTGCAGGTCGGGACCCTGACCATCACGGGCAACGTGGCAATCTCGGGTGGTACGCTGACCCACAATGGCAAGGATGTCGGCGCGACACACAAGCATTCGGGTGTCGAGCCCGGTGGCGGCCAGTCCGGCCAGCCGGTCTGAAGCAACAGCCCCCCCCGCGACGGTGTCGCGGCAAATGCATCGCGCGCGCGTGGCATGTCGCGGATCATGCTCGTCACCCGTCCCGTCCCGTACCGGCACTGGCAGGCCAAGGCAGGCCGTGGCCTCGCTGCCGGGACAAGTGCGCTCGGGCAGATCGTCACGGGTCTCGCCGACATCGAGCAGTCGATCGCGACCATCGTCCTGACCGAAAAGGGGTCCGTCCCGCTTGCGCCCGAGAAGTGCTGCCGGCTGCAGCCCTTTGTTGATCGTCGGCCGGATTATGCCATCCCCCGCATCGTGCGCGAGATCGGCGACGCGATCCGTCTCTGGGAGCCTCGCATCATCGTCGAGCGGGTGGCCGTGTCGCGAGAGGATTTCGAGCACTGGCGCTATCCCGTGTGGTGGCGCCTGCGCGACGATGCGGCGCGCGAAATCAGGCAGACCATTGTCTCCTTGCCTGAGGAACGACGGCCGGCGGGTGCGGCATGAGGCGCGATGACCCCGGCCCCTACTCGCTGGAGACACTGGCAGCTGTCCCGATGCCGGATCTGTTCCGCACCGATCCGGGTCAGTGGCGCGCCGTCCTGGTCGCATGGTTCGAGGAGGCGAGCGGGCGCACGCTCTATCCGGCGCAGGTCGAGACGTTGCTGATCGAGACGCTGGCCTATGCGATGAGCCTGCTGGGAGAGGAGGCGCAGGTGTCTGCCGAGCAGCACCTGGTTGCCAGGGCATCGCGCGCCGGGCTTGCGCGCCTCGGCCCCAATCGCTCGACGCCTGTCCTGTCCGCTGCGGCGGCGAGCGTGAGCATCAGGTTCTCGATTTCCGCGACGCGTTTGGAAGCCGTCACGATCCCGGCCGGGACG